AATAGACTATGTTGATCCTGCTACTTTAATATATTCTTACACAGAAGACCCTAATTTTGAAGATATATATTATGTTGGAGAAGTTAAAAGTATAAACTTAGCTGATCTAAAAACTCAATTCCCATATCTTTCAGATGAAGAAATGGAACAAATCCAAAAATATCCTGGCAACTCAGAATATTTAAGAAACTGGAGTGGTAGAAATGATGAACAGACAGTTCAGGTTATGTATTTTGAATATAAAACTTACTCTGATCAAGTGTTTAAAGTTAAAAAAACAGCTACAGGATTAGAAAAAGCTTTACAAAAACCTGATACTTTTAGTCCACCGGAAAATGAAAACTTTGAAGTTGTATCTAGAACTATAGAAACTTTATATAGTGGAGCTAAGATACTAGGACATCCATTAATGTTGAAATGGGGATTAGCTGAGAATATGACAAGACCATTCGCGGATACTACTAGAGTTAAAATGAACTATAACATATGTGCTCCTAGGATGTACAAAGGTCGTATAGAGTCAGTAGTTAGTAGAATTACAGGTTTTGCTGATATGATACAATTAACTCATTTAAAAATCCAACAAGTGTTAGCTAGGATGGTTCCTGATGGTGTATTCTTAGATATGGATGGTTTAGCAGAAGTTGACTTAGGTAATGGTACTAATTACAATCCAGCCGAAGCGTTAAACATGTATTTTCAAACTGGTTCTATAGTCGGTAGAAGTTTAACTCAAGATGGTGATCCAAATAGAGGTAAAGTTCCAATACAAGAATTACAAACTGGATCTGGTGGCGGAAAAATAAGTACACTTATACAAACTTATCAATATTATTTACAAATGATAAGAGATGTAACTGGCCTTAACGAAGCTAGAGATGGTTCAACCCCTGGTAAAGATACATTAGTTGGACTACAAAAGTTAGCTGCTAACGCATCAAATACAGCTACTAGACACTTAGTACAAGCAATGTCTTATCTAACTGTTAGAACAGCAGAAAACGTATCATTAAGAATAAGTGATTCATTAGAATTTCCTTTTACAAAACAAGCTTTAGAAAATAGTATATCAAGATATAATTTAGCTACTTTAGCAGAAATAAGTGATCTAAATCTTCATGATTTTGGAATATTTATAGAGTTAGAACCAGACGAAGAGCAACAAGCACAATTAGAAAAGAATATACAAATAGCTTTACAGTCTGGAGGAATAGACTTGGAAGACGCTATAGATCTCAGGGAGATAAAGAATATTAAGTTAGCAAATCAAATGCTAAAAGAAAGAAGAAGAAGAAAGCAAGAAAGAGATCAAAGAAACCAACAAGCTAACATCCAAGCGCAGGCCCAAGCTAACGCAAAAGCGTCTGAAGCTTCTGCACTAGCAGAACTACAAAAACAGCAAGGTATTGCAGAGACAACTGTTAATGTTGAAAAAGCGAAATCTCAACTAGATATAAGTGAGATGATGAAGAAAGCTGAAATAGATAAACAGTTGATGGAGCTTAAGTTTAGTTATGATATGCAGTTAAAGCAGATGGATTTACAAGAAATAGCAACAAGAGAAAAATTTATTGAAGATAGAAAAGATGAAAGAACTAAATTAGAAGGTACTCAACAAAGCGAAATGATACAGCAAAGAGATATGAATTTACCTTCTATAGATTTTACCACTGGTAAATCATTAGAAAACAGCGTGCCTGGTGCAGAGCTGTAATTATTAATTATTATATTATATTATGTCAGAAACAATTCAAGATAAAGAGGCTAAACCTTTAAAGATAAAAAAGCCTTCTTTTAAAAAAATAGAAAACAAAGAATACAAAATAGATTTAACTAAAAAACCAGAAGATGCCGTTCAAGAGTCAAGCACAGCGAAAGTGGATGTGGGCGAACGACCCTCAGAGGGCGAGAAAGTGGGAGAAACACACGAAAAACAAACCACTACCGTTGAGAGTAAAGAAGAAATAAAATCTCCTATTACAGAAGTAGTAGAAGAAAAAACTGATGAACTTGAAAAAGAAATAAAAGAAGCAAAAAGAGATGAAAAAGTATTAGGTAAGCAATTACCTGAAAACATCGAAAAATTAGTTTCCTTTATGGAAGACACTGGTGGAACTGTAGAAGATTATGTTAGATTAAATGCTGATTATAGCAATGTAGATAATGACGTTTTACTACAGGAATATTATTCAAAAACAAAACCACATTTAGATAGAGAAGAAATAAACTTTTTATTAGAAGATAAATTTTCTTTTGACGAAGATGTGGATGATGAAAAAGAAATTAAATTAAAGCGGTTAGCCGCTAAAGAAGAAATTGCAAAAGCCAAAAACTTTTTGGAAGAAACTAAGAGTAAATACTACGACGAGATCAAGTTGAGACCCGGCGTAACTCAAGATCAACAAAAAGCAATGGATTTTTTCAATAGATACAACAAAGAACAACAAGTAGCTGAAAAGCGACATGAGAAGTTTTTAGAAAAAACAAATAACTTATTTTCTGATGAATTTGAAGGTTTCGAGTTTAATCTTGGAGAAAAAAAGTTTAATTATAAAGTTCAAAATACTTCGAGTGTTGTAGAAAAACAGTCAAACTTAAACACTTTTGTTAAGAAGTTCTTAAACAATGAGGGTGAAGTTGTTGATACTGTAGGTTATCACAAAGCTATGTATGCCGCTGATAATGCAGATACTATTGCTAATCATTTTTATGAGCAAGGTAAAGCCGACGCTTTAAAAGATGTTATGGCTAAATCTAAAAATATAACGAATGAACCTAGGCCACAAGCTGGGTCAGATGTATTTATAAATGGTTTAAAAGTAACAGCAGTAAGTGGTGCAGATAGTTCTAAGTTGAAATTTAAAGTAAAAAACAAAAACAACAACTAAAAACATAAAACATGAGTTTTAACATAGGTGGGTCTTTTCCCGCATCAATAGTACCTATGCCAAGTAAAGTAACCGTGCAAGACAATTATATTGACTTTCAAGGAGCTAACTTTGCGCAATGGTCACAACAATATCTACCTGAGCTTTACGAAGCTGAGATAGAAAGATACGGAAACCGAACAATTGGAGGTTTCTTGAGAATGGTAGGCGCTGAAATGCCTATGACATCTGATCAAGTAATTTGGTCTGAACAAAATAGACTGCACATTGCGTATGATACTGTACAAGTAGCTAACGGTGGTGGTGGTTTTCCTGAAGTTACAGTAACTATTACTCCAGGTGCTAATCCTAATCCAAGTTCTGGTATTAGAGTTGGTGCTACACTTTTAGTTTCTGATAACGCTACTGGTCTAGTTACTACTAAATTATTGGTAACTGCTTTAGCTGGTAATAATGGTTATACTCTAACTTGCCACGCTTATGAAGGCGCTGCTTTACCAGGTGCTTTAGTAACTGGTGCTGGTTCTAATAGCTTATTCGTTTACGGTTCTATGTTTCCAAAAGGAAGTAATGGAATGGAAGGCGCTCTTGAGCCAGGTTTAACTACTTTTAAAAATTCTCCAATTATTATGAAAGATAATTTTGAGATAAGTGGTTCTGACGCTGCTCAAATTGGCTGGATTGAAGTCGCTACTGAAGACGGAACTTCTGGATACTTATGGTATTTAAAAGCTGAGTCTGAAACTAGATTAAGATTTCAAGATTATCTAGAAATGGCAATGGTGGAATCTGTACCTAATGACAATGCTGGTACTTTTGGAGCTAACTTTGGTCCTGTTGGAGCAAATGGTTCTGCTATATATGGAAGTACTGGTTTATTTTCTGCTATAGAAACTAATGGAAATGTATACTCTGGTTTTGCTGGAGCTGCTGCTCCTGGTTCTGGTGCTTTAGGTGATTTCGATGAAATCCTTAAAAACTTAGACAAGCAAGGTGCTATTGAAGAAAACATGCTATTCTTATCTAGAGCTACTGCTCTTGATTTTGACGATATGTTAGCTGCTACTAACGGTGGATTTGCTTCTACTCAAGCTGCTTCTTATGGTTTATTTGAGAATGATGGTGATATGGCGTTAAACTTTGGATTTTCTGGATTCAGAAGAGGTTCTTATGACTTCTACAAAACTGACTGGAAATACCTAAATGATGCTACTACTAGAGGTCTTGACAATGAGATTGATGGTGTAATGGTACCAGCTGGTACTACTACAGTATACGATCAAATGTTAGGATCAAATATCAGACGTCCTTTCTTACACGTAAGATATAGAGCTTCTGAAACTGAAGATCGTAGAATGAAGTCTTGGATCACTGGATCTGTTGGTGGTGCTTTCACTTCTGACTTAGATACAATGAGAGTAAACTTCTTATCTGAAAGATGTTTAGTTACTCAAGCTGCTAACAATTTCGTATTGTTTAAAGGAGCTTAAATAGTATATAATGTGGGGAGAAATCCCCACTTTATCAATCTTTAAATAATAAAAATTATGGCAAGTAGAATTCAATTTCCTTACAATGGAACTACAGTAGCTGTTAGCCCTGACAATAAAAACACGACTTTGTCGTTAAATATTGATGGAGCTTATGCTGTTACCCAAGGTAGTGGAAATCTTTTCGTTCATTATGAAGATACAATGGGATCTGGTAAATCACTGAAAGTGGAGCTAGATTATGTTGGGTCAACTGCTCTTGTTGCAGATGCTGCAAGATTAATGAACCTTATTAAAACAGTTCAACAACAACCTGGTAGTTGTCCTATATTTAAACTAACTGACGACGTCCCTACTGCAGGTACCCCTGCAAACTTTAGACTGGAAAAGCAAACGCCTTTCACAGCTCTTAGAGGTGACGCGGTATAAAACAATTATTATGGGTTATATATTAGTACCAATAGACAAAGACCAACCATTAGCGGTTGACGCACTTAACGGAACTGCAACTGGAGGCGGTACAGTTTCTGGATCAGGCGCGTCACCTGCTCAAGTTTTGACCACTGTGTCAGGATCTGGATCAGGCGCATCAGCAACTATTACTAAAGGTGGTGATGCTACTATAGCAACTGCTACTATTACAGTAACTGTCGCGGGTGATGGTTACTCTATAGGAGATGTTGTTTCAATTCCAGCTATTACAGGTGGAAGTGCAACTAAAACAACTCTTGTAACTTTATACACTATAGTTGACGGAGATTTAGTTGGAGATTCAACTGATCAAACTCTGCCAGCTGAAGATGTATTATTTGCACAGCCAAATGACAATGATGAAGTTGATTTAATTACAAGAAACTGGAATAGTGGAACTGGCACCGGCGCTAACGCGGCTGTTACTAAGTACACTATTAAAGTTACTGGTGGTTCAGCTATATCTGACGAAGGTGATTTAGCTTTTGACGCTGATGGCGCATTAGTTAAAGAAGCTCAAGGGCATTTAGTGCCTGAGATAGTTTGGAACTCTGCTGTTGTAGACAGCGGTAATTCTGGACTTAGCGTTACTTACGTTGATTAAAAAATAATGATCCCGCTTCGGCGGGGTCTTTTTATTTATTATATTATATTATATTATGGAAACAAAAGAAAAGAAAAAGACTGCACCAAAGGCTGCAGCAAAACCTGAAGTAAAAAAAGATCTTTGGGAATATAAAGATAGAAATTATTATTTAAAAAATAATAAAACACCTTTAACGTATACATTACCTAGCAAGCACTCTCGTAGGTTTAGTCTAGTTTGGTTTGATCCAGAATTAGGTTATGAAAGGGAAATGAGATACGCTACAAATCAAAAATCTTGTTTTGTAGATGAACAAGAAGGACCTTGCACTTTAAAGCATGTAGTTTTTGAAAAAGGTATATTAACTGTTTCAAAACAACAAAGAAATTTACAAGAGTTTTTAAATAAACACCCTCATAAAGGTATTATTTTTGAAGAATTTGATCCTGTTGTAGAAGCTGCTGATGAATTAGAATATATAGAACATGAAATGATAGCTTTAAACTTAGCTTACGAAATGGATATAGACAAAGCAGAAGCTATATTGAGAACAGAAATAGGTTCAGAAGTAAATAGATTAGGTTCTAAAGAACTTAAAAGAGATATACTTTTATTTGCTAAAAGAAATCCAGTATTATTTATTTCATTATCAGAAGATGAAAATGTAGAACTTAGAAACTTTGCTATTGTAGCTAGAGAACAAGGAATTATTACTCTAGACGGTGATCAAAGAACATTTAAATGGGCGGCAAATGGTCGTAAATTAATGACTACTCCATTTGATGAAAGTCCTTATTCAGCTATGGCTGCTTGGTTTAAAACCGATGAAGGACTTGAAGTTTACAAATCTATACAGAAAAAACTAAAATAACAAGTGATTATAAAAGGGTGGTTTACGCCACCCTTTTTTTTTAAATAAACAAATATGGAATTAAACGTAAATACAGTTTATACTACAGTGTTAAGTATTCTTAATAAAGAACAAAGAGGATATATGACACCAGATGAATTTAATAAAGTTGCTACACAAGTACAACTAGAAATATTTGAGGGATTTTTTCAAGATCTTAACCAGTATTTACGAATGCCAAAAACAGATGAAGAATTTGCTAGTAGAATAGCTCACATAGAAGAAGAGATACAAGTTTTTGAAGAATATAAATCTGCATCTAGCCATGCTAATGGAGTGTATGATTTTCCTCAAGATTCTAGTAATAAAAATGAAGTTTACAGACTAGGTTCTGTATACTTTAATGCTGTGCCAGGTACTCCTCAAATAGAATTAGTTGGTAGAAAAGAATACAAACAACAACTAATGTCTCCACTTACTCAACCTAGCAAAAGCTTTCCAATAGGTATATTGAAAAATGACAAAGTTGAAGTATATCCAAAAGTAACTACATTTAACCCAGCAAGAGCCACTAGCATTAGTGATGTTAAATTTAGCTATATAAGAAAACCAAAAGATGTTAGATGGGGTTTTACTGCAGGATCGTTAGGACAATATTTGTATGATAGCACTGCTTATGATCCACCAACTTACCCTAGTAATACTGACGAAGCTACAGCTGGTTCTACTCAGTTTGAAGTAGATTCGTCTAATCAAACAACTGTTATTTTAGAAATATTAAAATACTCTGGTATAATAATAAGAGATCCTCAAATAATACAGGCAGCTCAACAAGAGTTAGTCCAAGAACAAGCTAACGAAAAAAGATAAAATATGGCAACATCAACTAATTACGAGAGCCCAGGGCTTGTCACTCAAAATAATTCTGAATATTATACAGGAGAAAAAACATACGTATTAGCAGCTAGTGGTACAGCTTACAATTGGCCTACTGAGTTAACTCCTTTAATATGGGACGCTTCAGCTACGGCTAAAGCTATTAACAACTATGAAGTATACATAGATAATGTTTTAATGATTCCAACTGTTGGTGGTTATACTAGTGATTCTGTAGCTACTACTTTAACTAATTCTGATGATCCTGCTACTGCTGCTCAAACTATAACTGTCAATTATGCAGCTCCAATACAAGCTGGTTCCTTGCTTACAGTAAGACTACAACAAAACACAATATGGGACAACTATCAAAGTTATCAATATAATACTTTAAAAGATATAGTATCTAATTTTATGTTGTCTTATGTAGGTACAGACAGAACTATATTAAGAGCTAAAAGATCAGAGGTTATATTCCATGCAAAAAGAGGTTTACAAGAGTTTAGTTATGACACTTTAAAATCTGTAAATATACAAGAACTAACAATACCTGCTAATTTATCTTTACCACTTCCTCAAGACTACGTAAATTATGTTCAATTATCTCGTATAGATAGCGCAGGTGTAAAACATATTATATATCCAACTACTCTTACTACAAATCCAACTGCTCCTTTTATTCAAGATAATCAAGGTATACCAACACAAGACGACTTCGGTAACAACTTAGAATCTCAACAGTCTGTAACCAATGAGAGATGGAGAAATGCAAATCAGAAAAACTTAATAGGTGATAGTCTTCAATTTAATGATGCTAATGTTTACAATTGGGAATGGTGGAAAATGGCTTACGGCCAAAGATATGGATTAAATCCTGAAATATCGCAAAAAAATGGATGGTTTACTATAGACAATAGAAGAGGAG